TTTTCTACCAGATATACTGGTATTATCCTTGATGACTTCGAATCTGAGCTGAATACTAAGACTCCTGATGCAAGAAGGCATATTAAGGACTGGGTTACTGCTGCAGTGTACCCAGCGATCGATTTCGACAAAAATGGGTTTTTATGGTGTAATGGTACGATTGTTCACTATGATAGCTTCTTGAATGGCATTGTTAAGGGACATAGTGATGCAAAAAAGACTGGTGAAGAGTTTTCTTGGGATGTTGTTACCTACAAAGCTATCCTTGATGATGGTACTCCATTATGGCCTAGTAGGTGGCCTTTAACCAAATTAGAAGAAAGAAAGCAATTTTACATAGATTCAGGGACTCCTGCTAAATTCTACCAAGAATACATGAATCAGGCTAAATCTCCTGAAGATCAAATATTTTCAGAGGAGGACATAAATGAAAACTTTTATACAGGAAATGCTAGATTTGACGAAGAATGTGATTCGTGGTACATTAAATTTGAAAATGGAGACACTGAGTACATTAATATTTACATTGGTGTGGATCCTGCCTCTACACTTGGTGCTAGGAACGATTATAGTGTTATTATGGTTATTGGGGTTACTAAGGACAATGATTACTACATTCTTGAATACTGGAGAAAAAGAGTGTTACCCATGGACTGTGCAGATGAGATATTTAAAATCGCTGAACGATATAGCCCTATCAGACGAATAAACATAGAAACAATATCATATCAGGAGATGTTAAGAGATTATGTGCACAAACGAAGTAAAAAAGAAGGAATATTTCTACCTGGAATAGAAAAGGGCATTAAGGGCTATGGGAACCAGAAAAAGAAAGACAGGCTATTTGAAGGCTTGCAGCCCATGTTTAAAGCTGGTGCAGTACATTTAAAGAAGAATATGCACGAATTAATAGGTGAGCTGCTGGATTTTCCTAAGGGCACACATGATGACTGTATCGATGCCTTCTGGCTATCGACTCAGTTTGCCAGAGGAAATCCTAAAGCAGCCAATAAAAAGAAAGAAAAAAATGCTAAAGGTAACTGGCTTAAACCTAAAAAGGTTTATAACTGGATTACTGGAGCTAGGAGATAATTTGCATAACAATAATAAATGTTATAAATTACGACCATGATTCAAAAGGATAAAAGAGCGATTGAAGCACAAGAGCTGTTCAGACGATGGCAGAGTGCTAGATCTGACTGGGATACTCAAGCTAGAGAGGATATCGATTTTTATCTAGGGAATCATTTTGATCCCAGTGAACAAGATGAGCTAGATTCAAGAAATCAATCGAGCACACCAGTTGATAGGCTATATTCTGCTATTGAGCAGTTTAAGGCCATTATTACCTCTAAACCTCCAAAATTTAGTGCTGCCCCTAGAGAAGACTCTGATGTCAAGCTATCCAAGGTATGGAAAACTATATTAGAGTATATATGGGATGTATCAGATGGAGATGAGATGTTTAAGCAAGCAGTTCATGATTATGCTGTTACTGGTCTTGGATATTTTTATGCATATACAGATGTTGAGGCTGATTATGGCAGAGGAGAGATAAAATTTACAAACTTAGATCCTTTTAGAGTTTATGTTGATCCTAATGCAAGGCATAGATATTTTGATGATGCCTCATCTATGATAGTATCAACTATACTCACAAAAAGCCAAATAAAAGATTTATACCCAAAACTGTCTGAGCCTATCGATGATGAGGGGACTTTACTGCTAGATGAAGTAGAAACCATGACTGATGATGATGACTATCCTGCAGCAAGTAATGTTAGAAGTAAAGGCTCATTTACTCCAGATGTGGTAAAAGATTATGATTATGGCAACTCTGCTGGGGAAAAATATAGAATACTTGAGCATTACTCAAAAGTTAAAATGCCATATTTTAGATTGCTAAATACACAGACTGGCGATGAACAGATTATAACTAATGCAGAAATGCAGATAAAACTTCAAGATGATAAATTTAGATTAATGATGGATAAAAATCTTGTTGATTTCGTAGAAGTCTTGCAAACAAGAATAAAATTATGTTGCAGTGTTGGGCAGGTTGTTTTATATGAGAGGATTTTAGATACAGATATTTATCCAATAATACCACTTCCAAATATATGGACAAATACTCCTTATCCAATGAGTGATGTAAGGAAGAATAAAGATTTTCAGAGGTTCCTCAATAAGATGGTATCCCTTATTACATCTCATGCCCAATCATCATCAGGGTTAAAACTCCTCGTACCTCAAGGCTCAATTCAAGATATGGAAGAACTTGAAAGGGATTGGGCCAACCCTAATGCTACAATAGAATATGATGCATCTTTAGGGGAACCTCACTTTCCTGCACCACAACAATTATCTAACTCGATTATTGAATTACCTCGAATGATTGAAAAATATATTGATTTAAATATGGGTATTTTTGAAATGCAGCAAGGAAATGCAGAGGCTGCACCAAAAACTTCATCTGGGACTATGATGATGGAAGATTTTGGGCAAAGACGATCTAAATCTAAACTAAGGGATATAGAGGGAAGTTTGAAGAGGTTAGGTCGTGTGATATACAATTTATCTAAGAATCATTACAATTATTACAAAATATTCAGAATTGCACAACCTAATAATGATATCACTGAATATATGGTCAATAAAAAAATGTATGATGATAAAACAAAAGAATTACAAACTATTGAAAATGATATAACTATAGGTCAGTTCGATATTCGTGTTATAGGTAACTCTACTATGCCTTCTAATAAATGGGGTGAGTGGGATATCTATATGCAGGCATATCAGTCTGGTCTTATTGATAAGCATGAAGCTCTCAAGAAGACAGAAATATTTGATAAAGAGGGTATCATGCAAAGAACAGATGCAATTGCACAATTACAACAACAACTTCAGGGAGCTCAAGAGCAGATCAAGAAACTTGCAGGAGACCTTCAGACTGCTGAAAGAGAGCAAGTTGCATCACGAAAAAGGACTGAAGTTGAGAAATTTAAAGCTCGTCTTAAAGAACATGAATTGTCATCAAAATCAGAACAAGTCATATCTGCAAGGCGATTCAATGATGCTGTTAAACTCGAAAAAGAGAAATTACAGGAAAAAGGTAGTTAGCTCAAGTTTTTTGAGAAATGGCACAAAATAGGAGAAAGTGATGACTCAAGATAATAACAACACACAAGTAGATGGACATCTTCAAGGTGACCCCATTGATGGTGTAGGGCAAGATGTAGAGACTCAAACCAGCGAGAATCCTGTAGATTGGGAACAATCAGCAAAATACTTTCAATCTGAAAAGGACAAACTTGCTGCTGAAAATCAACAGCTGCATAAATACAAACAACTGGGTGAATTTTTGGAGTCACGACCAGATTTAGTAAAGGCTATGCAGGAAAAAGCTGCAAATCCTAATACTGTTTCAAGTGGCCAACCAGAAATACAGTTAACAGCTGATGAATTTGATCCATGGGAAGCCTTTAATGACCCTTCATCTAAATCGTACAAGTACAGAGAACAGCAACAGGCTCAACAGATTAATAGTGCTGTACAGCAAAGAGTAGGAGCAATGGAAGCAGAAATGCAAAAAACTGCTGGTATGTCTAAACTGCAAGCTGATTTATCAGCGAGAGGTTTAAACCCACAGGAAATAGCATCTTTTGTAGAATTTGCAGATAGACACCCTGCTAGCTATGGTATTGATAATGTGTTGAAAATGTGGCGATCTATTGTTTCTGAACCAGCAACTGCTAACAATGCTAACTTAGATCAAGTCAGGGAAATTCAATCTACTCCACAGGCTGGTGTTCTTCAAGGACAACAACCAGAGAGAAAGAGCGAATCTGATAAGATGTGGGATGGTATAGTAGCTGCAGGGAGTAGAAATAAAGTACTTTAATTGTTAATTAAAATACAATAGGAGAGAAAAATGGCTACTTATAATAGTGGACAAGTGAAATTTGGTACTCCTGGTGCAGTCATTGATAGTACTATACCATCAAGAAGACTGTATGATTTTAGTGATAGAGTCGCTGATCTAGCCCCAGAAGAGTCACCATTTTTCGTATACTTATCAAAAGTTGGAAAAGTACCTACATCTGATTCACAGTTTAGGTTCTTGGAAGACAGAACAAAAGTTTCTATTACAGATAGAAGCTTTAAAATCGATGGAGGTCAGACACTGGCTGTTCCAGGGCAGTCTACCAATGTTCTTGTAGATGTTGGAGGTGCAGCTGTTAACTGGCTAATCAAAGGCATGGTTGTTGAATTTGCACAAAATGTCAACCTTGATGGTGGCACAGATACAGAGTCTGTAACTAGAGCAACAGGTAGGATAGAAAGTGTTACACACAATGATTCTGATACTACGATAGGTGTTACAACAATTGCTGCTACTGCTGGTGCTGCAACAACAACACTTGATGATAATGCTGATTGTGTTGTAATTGGAACTTCTTTTGCAGAAGGTTCTGGTGCTCCAGATGTATGGTCTCAAGAGCTAGATAATGATTATGGATATACCCAGATCTTTAAAACAGCTTGTGAGATGTCTAATACAGCTAGAGCTACTGTTTACAGAGGCTATGCTGATGAATGGCAGAGACTTTGGAATCTTAAACTAAGAGAGCATAAAGTTGATATTGAACGATCAATGCTTTTTGGAATGAGAGGTTCTCAAGGTGGTATCCAATATACTGAAGGTATTGTTGGCCATATACTACAAAATGGTACTAATACTGGTGGTGGAGCTTTAGCTGCATATGCTGAAGATAAGCCTTATTTAGGTGGATGGGCAACAAGTGAAATGACCTATGATAACCTACTTGGTGCTTTTGAAGTGATGTATGATCCTGCAAGGGGTGGTTCAAGCAATAAATTATGCTTGGCATCTCTTCCAGTAATATCTCATTTTAACAAGCTTGGTGGATTTGTTACAGGTTCAATGGCTGGTGAAGAAAGATATGTGTTTGAAAGAAGCACTGGTGCATTTGGTCATAAGATCATGAAAATTGAAACTGTTCATGGTGATTGTTCTTTAGTGAAAGAACCATTGTTCAGGAATAATTCTTCAGGACTTATGTGCTTTGTTGACCTTGATCATGTTTCATACAGGCCACTTGTTGGAAATGGTGTTAATAGAGATACCTCTATAACAACAAATGTTCAACAGGCTGATGAAGATTTAAGAAAAGATATGATATTGACTGAAGCAGGTCTTGAAATATCTCTTCCTGAAAGTCATGCAGTCATAAATGTGGAGGCAATCTAATATGAGAAGTGATGTATTAAACTCAAGTAGTGGTAACTATGGCAAGCAATACGATTTGTTGCCTTACGAATCAATCACAGCAGCCAAGTCTTTAGATATAGATGATAGTGGAAAAGTGTTTACACTTGACCTCGCAGCAGGGTTTACAGTAACTCTACCCTCAATAGCTTCTGTTCCTCCAGGATGGTACTGCAAGATTGTTGTTGGCACAAACTGCACATCTAATGATTATATCATAACAGAAAATACAACATACGATACAAATATAATTGTATCTCAAATCAATGAATTAGAGACTGATACTAATACTGATGGCCCAAGCAGCACAGGTCATACAACTATTACACTCCCTAATGCAACTGATACTGTTGGTGATACATTTGATATATGGTCTAATGGTACAAATTATTTTGTACAAGGGACTACAAAACTAGATGATGGAGCACAACTTGCTTAACTAGTCTATTTTATAGACAACAGTTTTTGGGAACTGTGTGGGGAGTCAATAACAGGCTCCTCACGAATCCCATAAAAATTCAACAATTAACTGGAGAAATAAATGGCTATACAATGTAAAGTTTTTATTCACGACACAAATAGTTTAAAGAGTGATGCTGGCGATGCTGATGGCAAATTAGCTGAAGATGTCCAAGATTTTGTAAGTACACATATTGGGACAGCAGACATTACAACTCAATTAAATATAACTTCTACAACAATTAACAATGGAAGTCATGTGATGACATTAGTGTTGTTAGAAGACAATTAATAGATAAACACTTAATGAGGAGGCATTATGCCAAAAGCAGGAAAGAAAGAATTTTCGTATGATAAAGCAGGTAAGGCAAAAGCTAAAGCATATGCAGAAGAAACTGGGCAGGCAGTATCAGGGTATCAAGCAGGTGGAGTTGTCGACATGAAAAACACTATGCTTCCTGATGACATGCAGGGATTTGCAAGTGGTGGTATTGCAGATGCATTATTTAGAAGTCAAAATATCCAAGGATATGGATATGGAGGCAAAGTTAAAAAAGAGAAAAAATAATGGCTATTTTTGTATACGATAAAAATAAAAAAGAAGTAGTTCCTATTGAAGAGTCTACAAATAAAGTTGAACTAAAAAGCAATTATTGTGCTGATTATGTCAATATGAGAAAAACATGGTCAGGACAGACTCAAGTTGAATTTAGCCAGACTACAATAGATCAAGATATAGCAGACAGGAATAAAGGAAGATAATGGAGAGTTTAAAAGAACAAGTTAACAATCTAACAAATATAGATTTTTCTGACGATGCTGCTGTTGCTGATTTTTTTACTGAGGGCCACAGAATGGTTGTTGCTAACCTGCCTTCATCTTCAGCTTTAACTCAGTCAGCTACTTCTGAAATAACAACAGGTACATTCTCTGCTGTTAATTTATCTGAAGACGACATTTTACTTGTAACTAGAAGCAATGGCACAAATGCTTTTCAATGCAGAAAAATACCTATAGATAGTGTTTATAAGTATGCAGCTTCATCTGGGTATTATGAAGAGGCTACTGCAACAGACCCTGCATGGTATATAGAAGATGGGGCATTAACTGTTATCCCAACACCTGATAGTAATGGAGCTAAAATAAAATACAGGAACTATCAATCTTTTGCTGCTAGTGGTAGTAATAACTATGATATAACAAGTGCCACTGAAGTACCTAATTTACCTATAAAAACAAGACATATTGTTATATTGTATGTTGGTATAAGGGTGTGTGAAAGAAAGCTAGTAGAAATCAATTCTAATTTGCCTTCTGATTTATCAGTCCCTGTAATAGAGACTATATCTACATCATTGCCTACATATACTGCTCCTGCAGGTATCATTATGCCTTCAGTTCCTGCAGATATTGATTTAAGCAATGTTCCTTCATTCCCTACTTTTGTTGCTCCTTCGTTACCAGCAGAGCCAGATTTTACATATATATCTCAAGTCGTTGAAACTGCTAGTGATTTTACAGAAATGGAAACAGCTTTAGATGACGAAGACTCC